GTGTGGCAAAGTATATTACTGAGAAGAAGATAAATGCTGAGGCTATCATTATGTTTACTGACGGACATTTCAGTAAGCCTGTATGGAATGTTTCAACACCAAGTCTTTGGGTAGTTACTGAATCAGACAAAACTGTACCAAGTAGTTGTAAAGTTGTTAAGCAGTTGTTAGATAACTAAAGTATAAATATACATTTTATAAATAAAGGAGATACACATGAACCAAGAGTTATTATCACAAGAGCATATGCTCTCGCAACAAGAGGTTTCTGAACTAGAAACTGGTATCTGTCATACCTTAGTAGAAGAAATGCACGGCACTTATGGACTGCAAGTTATTCGTAAAGCCTATCAAAATATGTCTGCATGGGGTAATGATATTGAGTTAGAGGAGGGAAGAAAAAAAGTACCTACATACATCATGGGTAAAAGTAATATTCCCTTGTGTGTTGTTGGAGTGTTTAAAGACGGAGACAGAAATGTACATACATTCAAGTCTATTAAAAACTTCAAAGAGAGAGGGGACACTTGTTTTACACAATCATTTAAAATGTCTGCTCTCATGAAGAATATTTCTAAACGAAATGCAGTAGAGAAGTTGGTAAATGTTTTGCCTGAGGTAAAATCTTTGTCAATGAAAGTAAATGATGTTACCAATGGTGAGATAATAGATTTGTCGACTGAGTATAATAATATAAATATTCAGGGGGAAAATTATCATGAGTTGTTAAAGTATGCGAGTAATAGTGTAGACAAGCCTATGAACATTGCTAAAGATGTTATGTCTCAGCTTGAAAAACTCAATGAGTTAGACAACGATATTACAGCTCGTGTGAAAAATAAAGAGACTGTGTTTAATAACCCTGTTTATATTATAGGATATAACACTCTCTCTGAATGTTATCATGAAACTGTAATAGAAAGAAATCCAACAGAAGATAATGACAATCGCTTAGCTTTCAAACTTAGTAATTTACATGAGTCTAATGTAGGGGACTATCCTGTAAACATTAGCGACTTACCAAACTATGACAAGTATGGAAGTATTCTACCTATGTGGGCGACTAGACTACCTGAGATACTAGCAAAGAAGCAGGGAGGTCATACGGATAGCGATAGAATTACACAAAAATACTTTGTTAAAAGTCGTTACAACAATGATACATTGTATGACTCTAAACTATCTGTAATTTCGTGGACACCTAATAACGCTTATAACTGGGGACAGTATGACCATTTATTAGCAGTCTTTAATATAGAGGAGGTAAAGTAATGAAAGATGAAGAAAAAAGTTTTGATTTAAGCATTGATGTATTGGAAGAGTTATGTGATAAGCATGATTTATTATTATCAGACTCATTACTTGATTTAATTACTGATGTGATTGTAATGGTTTTAAATAAAAAGGAGAATGTATAATGGATAAGTTTATAAAAGGTAGATATCTTTCTAACTACGAATGGGAACAAAGGAAAGCAAGGAATAACAGGCGACTTGGATTTATTACAGGCGTTGTAACTACACTATTAGTTTATATTTTATGGGAGATTATATAATGGCTTATGATAATAGTGAAGATAGAGAAAGAGATGTAAACCCACCTGAACCAAAGGAACATTACGAGCCTGATGTAGACGCTCAACATGATGAATGGTGGCTAAGACAACAAGAGAAAAAGGAGAAAAACAAATGACTTGCGAAAAAATTATGTCATGGAAGTTAGTATTGACAACACAATCAGGGAGGGATATTGACATTACTGATATTCCAAATGATGTAGCACTAGTAGTAGATGATTTTATTGCTGATGATATAGAAAGTAATAATGATTTTATACCTAACGATATTGGAGAACTATAATGAAGAACAACAATGGAATGTGGTTAGCAACAGGGTTATTAATTGGCAACTTAGTAGGTATGGGTTTGTTATATATTTACGAGAGGTGGGAAGAAAGTACATCACCTGCTGATGTAGTATGTCAAAAGGGAATGTCATACGAACAGGCAAGTTATGGTTCAGGGGTGTATCTAAGAACTGATACGGAATGTTTAAATATGGAGAGCGAAATATGAGTAACTCATTTGAACTAACCAAGAAACAAGAGAAAGCATTGACAGACAATAGTTGGAAACCTTACAACTCAGGTAGTATGTTTGTTATCAACAAAGCTGATTTTAAAAACGATTGGAATGAGGTATGTTCTAATTTTAATTTAGATGAGGATTGTAAACGAGCAACATTATTTGTTGTAGGTGTTGCACAAAAGAAAGAAGATGATGTAGAATAGTTACATCTATTAGAAATCCAACCCAGATGGTAATCAAAGGGGACTCTTAGTAGTCCCCTTTTTTTATTTATAAAATGTATATTTATACCCTCACTATATAACATGACTCCAGAAAAAAAAGTAAAGACTAAAGTAAAAAGTATATTAGATAAGCTAGGTGCTTATCATTGTATGCCCGCAACGGGTGGCTATGGTGCTAATGGAGTACCTGATATACTTGCCTGTTACAAAGGATTATTCGTTGGTATAGAGTGCAAAGCCAATGGAGGTAGACCAACCGCACTTCAAAGAAAACATCTCAAAGACATTCAAACTGCTAAAGGATTCTCAATAATAATTGACGAGCATAATATAGATATGCTAGAGTCAATGTTAAACCAATTATAATAAGAGAGTTCAAGTGAGCCAAGAAGATATAATAAATAGTCCCTCCCACTATACTCAAGGGATTGAGACAATCAAGATTATTCGTGCTAAACTAACAGACGAAGAGTATAGAGGGTATCTTAAAGGCACAATCATGAAATACAACACACGCATAGGATTGAAAGGTTCAGAACAAGACGCATCCAATGATGCTGGTAAATTATCATGGTATGCAATAAAACTCAATGAGTTTCTAAATGAGGGGAATCATAAACCAGCCGAGATTGAAAAAGCTAATGAAGATATTGCTGATGAAATACTAAATGGTAAATACTGTGTTGGTGGTACTTGTGAGGACTAACTCAAACCGAAACCAGTTATCTAGTGTTCTAGATAACTAATTCTCGCGTGTTTAAATTAACTAAAGGAGAGGGTAATGAAATTTAAATTTAAACCTGAAAAAGTGGCGTTTGTATATGTGGAGAACATAACGTTTGCCGTTGTTATGAAAGATGATAAGGGTGATGATATTTTAATTAATGAGGAAGGTATTGAGTTAGATAGTCAATTAAAAGCTGAGCTATCCGACCAAGTGTTAGCACATATCCGAGAGGGTAAAGCAGTAGAGGAAATCGATGAAGAAGTAATAACTTTTCAATTAGAAGGGGGGGATAAATAATGCCATACTTAGATATAGAAAAGCAAAGAAAGGCTCAGAGAGAATATTACTATCGTAACAGAGAAGCTGTTCAAGCGAGAGCAGAAGAATGGAGAAAGAACAATCCTGAGCGTAACAAGGAACACAAAGCTACTTATATAAAAAATGACCCTGAAAGAAGAAAAGCACAAAGTGTACTATCTGCTACTAAGTTTAGAAAAAATAATCTTGAACATTGTAGAAAGTACAATAGGCAATACAAAAAAGATAATCCTGATGTTATTTTAGCAGTTAAAGCAATAAGACGAGCTAAAAAAGCAAAAGCATATAGTCTTTTGTCAAAGGAGGAAAAAGTAATGTGTAGAAGTTTTTATACTGAGTCACAAAAACTTAGCAAAGAAAATGATGGAAAAACAAAATATGTAGTAGACCATATTGTTCCTATTTCAAAAGGAGGAAAACACCACCCGAATAATTTACAGGTAGTGCCTGACTTATGGAATATGCACAAAGGAAATAAGCTATGGGGTAAATATAAACATAAAGGAAATAAGGATGCCAAAAGTGGTTTACACAGTAGATGAAAAACAAGCGTTAATTGATAGAGCTAATGAGTTTATGAAAAGAAAGCCTGAGGCGAGTAGAGCGAGAGTCGCTACATATACAGGATGTGCCATAACTATCTTACAAAAATGGGAGAAACTTGGTTTATTGAAACTCCCTCCTGTAATGACTAAGAAACAAGTACGCAAGCAACATAATTGGGCAAACCAACTTGGAAAATTAAATGGCTGATGAAATAGATAAGGCTAATGATGAAATAGAGGCTCGCCTTAAGTTTACTCTTAAGACAGTAGATACTTCAGTAGAAAACAATAACTCAGGTAAATGTATTTGGTGTGAAAAGAAAATAGAAGATAAAAGACGATGGTGTTCAGTACATTGTAGAGACGAACATACTTTATATGCTAACAAATGGTAAACTTTAATAAAGAACGTAAGTGTTCTGTATGTAATAAACCAGCCAAATTCTTTTTTAAAGTCTGGTTTTGTGGACACACAAAAGATTTAAAAGGGGTATGCACCGAATCTAAGAGAGGAAAAAATGAAACAAATAATAACACTTGATTTTGAAACATTCTATGACACAGGGTATGGATTAAAAGCCCTAACTGTTGAAGAATATATTAAGAGTCCTCAGTTTCAAGTCATTGGCTTTGCTATTAAAGTAAATGATGGCTCTACTAAATGGTATTCAGGTACTCACGAAGAGTTACAAGAAATAATAAATTCTTTTGAGTGGGAAGAATCAGGACTGTTGTGCCATAACATTCATTTTGACGGAGCAATTCTCTCGTGGATATTTGGAGCAGTCCCTAAACTTTATCTTGATACATTATCTATGGCTCGTGCAGTGCATGGCACAAATGCAGGAGGTTCATTGAAAGCTTTAGCTGAGCGTTACAATCTGGGAGTAAAAGGAACAGAGGTTCTGGACGCTAAAGGAAAACGATTGGAGGACTTTCAACCTCATGAACTTCATAGATATGGTGAATACTGTAAGAATGATGTTAACTTGACAGCAAAACTCTTCGCAGCGTTAAATGTTTCGTTTCCTTTAGAAGAACTCAAGCTGATAGATATAACAACCCGCATGTATACTCAACCTGTATTAGAAGTAGACGACGCTTTATTAATTACTCGTCTAGAAGAAGTAGAGAAAGAGAAAAAAGAGTTGTTAGAGGGATTGATGAAGAAGCTTAAGTGTGAAACTCCTGAAGATGTACGCAAGAAATTAGCAAGCAACAAACAATTTGCTGAACTATTAGAAGAGCTAGGGGTAGATGTACCTTTAAAAATATCTCCTACAACTGAGAAAGAGACCTATGCATTAGCTAAAAACGATTTAGGTTTTATAGAACTATGTGAGCATGAGGATAGCTTTATTCAAGAGCTATGTTCTGTAAGGCTTGGTACTAAGTCGACAATGGAAGAATCACGAATTAGAAGATTTCTAGACATTGGTGCACGGAACAGGGGCCTTCTTCCCGTACCATTAAGATACTATGGAGCTCACACAGGTAGGTGGTCAGGTCAGGATAAAATAAACTTTCAGAACTTACCAAGCAGGGACGTTAAGAAGAAAGCTTTAAAGAATGGAATTCTTCCACCTGATGACCATGTAATATTAAATGTAGATTCCTCACAAATCGAGGCTCGTATACTAGTATGGCTTGCAGGTCAAGAAGATGTGGTAGAACAATTTAGAAAAGGAGAAGATGTATATTCTAACTTTGCATCTAAGGTATACAACAAGAAAATAGATAAAAGAAATAAGGTCGAGCGATTTGTTGGTAAGACTTGTATACTTGGATTAGGGTATGGTACAGGGTGGAAGAAACTACAACACACACTGGAAACTCAACCACCTAGTGCTAAATTAGCTGATATGGAATGTCAGAACTTAGTTAAAGTTTATAGAGATTTAAACCATGAAGTAATTGACTTATGGCATGATTGTGACCAAGCATTAGGAGATATAGCATCATGGGAAAATGGTAAAGCTCCTTATTATATAGGCAAACACGAGGTTCTTAAGGTTACTAAAGAGGGTATACAACTGCCTAATGGAATGTATATATACTATCCTGAACTAGAATGGGATACTTCTGAGGCTAAAGGAAGATTTGTTTATAAGTCAAGACGAGGTAAAGTAGGTATATGGGGAGGTTCAGTAGTAGAAAATGTAGTACAGGCGTTAGCTAGAATAGTTATAGGTGAGCAAATGATTCAAATTAATAAAAAATATAAGCCTATTTTGACTGTTCATGATGCTATAGTATGTGTTGCACCTAAAAAAGAAAGTCAAGAGGCTTTAGATTTTATGATGAAAGAGATGTCTATACCACCTAAATGGGGTAAAGATTTACCTATTACTTGTGAGGGTGGATACGCAGATAACTACGGAGACTGTTAACATGGCTAGCATGATAGAGCATAGTAATTTTGTAGTATTTAACATGAAACAAGAATGGGAAGATGATATAGCTAAAGAAGATGAAGAAAAGATTAAGATGGGTCTGACTCGCAGATGTATGAATTGTCACAAAGCAGTAGTAAAATGTGATTGCGTCGGACACGCTAAAGATAAGTCTTCTACTTATTGGGGAATTTAATATGTTAGCTGAAGGTATTTTTATACTGACAGTAAGCCTATCAGGGAACTACGATGACCTAGAGTTTGTGGGCTACTTCAACGACTGCTCTGTGGCTATTCAATACTTTAAAGAGAATTGTTCAGAGCATAAAGCAGCGAGTTGCTTACTAAAAGAATATAGTAATATACCACCTGACCATGTACCTCCTAGTCCATTTGATTTCACTACAATTCGTGAGGGTCAGAGTTGTGGATTTGTGGGTGTAGACACTAGAACTTTTACTAAGGATAAATAATGGCAAAAATTAAACAGTCAGAACAAAACTACGAACCAACACACAAACGTACACAACAAGGTGGCAAGATACCTAAGACTTCTTCCATGAACAAAAGCTTTAGAGCTGGATACAAAAAATACAGAGGACAAGGAAGATAATGGGGGCAATGAGAAATGCCAACGCTAAACATGTTGACTTTGGTTTTCTTAAAGGTATGTTCCCTAACCCTAGAGAACTTCCTGTAAACGTTGATATGATGATGGAAAAAAACCATTGCTTTATTGTAGGGGAATGGAAAAAACCTAACGAG